GATTAAGAGTTGTCATTCTGTCACCGTAACTGTTAATTGCCCATTGCTGTTAATTGAGAAATCTGCTGAGGTATCCAGGCCCACGTAATCCAGTTTTAAATCGGCTCCGTCAATGCGGAATTGACCGAAAGCTGTTGCCCAGGGGCTACTTCCCATTGGGCCTTGGGGCCCCGCACTTCCGACCGGTCCCGGACTGCCTTGCAAACCTCTTTCACCCCTATCGCCTTTTGGGCCGCGAATATTCACGGGAGCTGGGTTTGTAAGGCCCTTGTTGTTCGTCCAGGAAATCTCACCTTCCGCGCTAACCGCTGGCGTAAATGTTGCGCCCGCACTGCCTTGAGGCCCGACACTGCCTGAATCGCCTTTCAAACCCTGGGGGCCGCTAATCGTTGTGATGATTCCAGAGAGTTCGCACGTGCTCGTTCCGACATTCAAGACCCTAAAGATCTGGCCGCTGGGGTTCATCACGTGGTCGCCAACTTTAATCAGCGTGGCGGGCACGACTGCTGACGTGTTGACCGTGCCGCCTGCTGTAGCGGTCGCACAATAGCGATAAGAAAATGCCGCCTGTTTTGCAATCTCTGCTGCTTCCGTTGCTGTAGCAGCCGCGGCCTCAGAATCGAGTTTGAATTGAGCGGCGGCGGTTGCTGAATTGCTTGCTACCTTTGCGGCGTTCTCTGCCACGTCTGTGGAAGCATCGAGGTTTTCCTGAGCAGATGTGGCAATGTCAGCAGCGGCTTGTGCCTTCTCTGCAGCGGCCTGAGCTTGTGCGGCGTATTCTCCAGACTTAGTAGAGTTTTCTAAGAGTATTTCACCGTACTCTTCACCTTCCATGCCTGAGGATGCCGGAGCAACTGCCGCGCGGGAGAGCTTCTCTTTTAACTGCTGAATCTGCGCTTCGGTGCGGTCAAAGTTGACATTGATGTCATTCGGGTTGAAATCGCCTTCAGCGTGTAAATCAAGCTCCTGGGTGTATGCGACATTGGACAATAACGTGACCGATTCCCCGTCCGTGAGAAACTCGTCAAGCGTAATGTATCCGCCGATATTCGCGGTTTGGTCTTCGTCCCAAGTTACGGTGTAATCCTCACCTTCCTTGAGTGTTTTGTCCACGCCCGCCTTACTCGTGCGGATTACGAGCACATTGGAGGACGCAAATATCTTGAAGTCAAAATCAACTCGGGAGATACCCAAGCCTGTTACAGGGCCCACCCGTCGCGGAACATCTGGCAGCATGAAAACACCTCATTGTTTAGAAGTATTCTCATGTCAGCCAGATTGTTGATGCGCACACCTATCTGCGCGGCTCCGTGCCGATTTCTGGCATACGATAGGGGAGCATGTCGGTAGGTTTCCACCAATAGCCCACACCCTGATTTTTGCGGATCTTCTGCTCGATCCTGCGGTGATATCCAGGATTCATCATCTCCTGGATCTTATTGAATACAGCGTGATTCAAAAGCTGTTTCGTGTACCAGAGATTCACAAGAGGTAGGTTGCCTTTTGCCAGTCTTATAACATTAGCACCAATATCCTTATTGTCTTTGTACTTATCGAAGATTGTATAAGCGTCAAGAATTGTAGAAAAGACAGGGCCCAAGAGGTTTAGAACGGCCTGATGTCCGTATTTATAATCATCGAGAGCTGAAACCAAGATGTCTCCCATAAACCCGGCTCCTCCTCCTGAAGCAAAGGCACGCATAAGAGCATCCGTGCTAAATGGATCTTTAATATCTGATCCGTTCACTATGTCTTTAAACATGTTTGCGACCCAGGCCACTAAGGTAGTAGAGACAATAAGGCTTGTGGCATATCCCACTCGGCTAGCTGTAGCCCAGACTGTTCCATCCGTCGATTTTACGTATCTGTATAAATCTCCAGAGCGCTGGACGTGCTTACTAATCATGCCTATGGGGAAACTCTTAAACAACATAAAGCTTGTCCATGTTTCACCAGTCCAAGTGCCCTTTTTGAATCCGGCTGTAGTAATTGCGCGAGTGTAAAGATCCGGCTCTAATGAGGCCATGTAAGCATCATTCATCACAAAGGCCAAATAGTCTGAAGCAAGTTTTTTCAAACGCTCTCGAGGTATTTTCAGCTGACTAAGTTGATCATCTGTCAGCTTAAGAATGCTGTTTTTTGTGATGTACTTTGCACCCTTTAATTCCTCCGGTTCAGACAATTGAATAACTTTCCATAATTCTT